GTAGGTCAGTTGTTTGCAGGTACAGGCGTGCCAACAGCAACATACATTACTGCAGTTAATGGCGCTACGATTACGATTAATAAGGCATTTACAGCTCAAGCCGCTGGTACATATAACTCATATGCACCTGGTGGACTGGGTACTTATCAAGTTAGCTCTGCACAAACTACTGGTACTGGCACTTTAACTGCCACAACCACATACGCCGCTCAGACTTGGTTAATTCAATCTGTGCCATCTACAACCACAATGATTCTTCCAATTCAATTGTTGACAGGTGTAACAGCCACAACAAACCCAACTGGAACATATTGGGGTGCAAATCAGTGGGTTGGTAAATTTGTTTACTACCAAGCTAGTTTGCCATCTATCAGTGCTATTTCAAATCCCGCATCTGGAACTGTAGCTGGTATTACAAACTACACATCTACAATTACATTTAGCTCTGCTCATAATTTGAAACAGGGAGATGTAATTATTATTAGCGGATCAACTCCCGCTTATATGAATGGCATTTACTCTGTAACAATACCAACTACAAACCCAACTACTACGGTTGTGGTTAGCTGGGGTTATTTTGCTAGTGCTCCTGCAAACTATTCTTCTGGAGCCAGTGCAGTTAGCCCATACACAGGTCGTATTACATCAAATACAACCAGTGCAATAACATTTGGAGATGTTGTTACGGGTTTACCATTAGCAAATGGCCCATCATCTGGCAATAGCTATCAGATTGGTTTGATTGATCGCGGTCAATTATTGCCTGCAACATTGTTATTAAATTCATCTGCAACTTGTTTGGTTGAGTTAATTTCAAGCACGCCTACAAACCAATTGTCTTTAAGTCAAGCAAGCTTTGTTCCTTTAAACACATTGGGTTCATATAACTCATTTGCTGAGCAGGATTTAAGTGCTACGACTTTGGCTGGCGGTGAAGTTGTATACGCATTTTCAACACCTCCAAATGGTTTGCAACAGCTTGATTTGGGTAACTTCTTCCCAGTACTTACCAACATTAAAGGTAACGTAGCCGACATTTTGACGGTTGCTGTAACTTCTTCTGCTGGTGCTACGGTTCAGGTTAACGTTGTTGCACAAGAGGCGATGGCATAATGAGTACTCCAGCTTGGCAACGTGCGGAAGGTAAAAATCCCAATGGTGGATTGAATGCCAAAGGCCGTGCGTCAGCCAAGAAGGAGGGCCATAATCTAAAACCTCCACAGCCAGAGGGCGGTTCAAGAAAGAAATCTTTTTGCGCAAGAATGGAAGGCATGAAGAAAAAGTTAACTTCTGAGAAAACGGCAAATGATCCCAACAGCCGTATTAACAAAAGTTTACGAGTTTGGAAATGTGCTGATGGATGTGCAATTCGTGGTCTTACAAAAGGCACAATGAGGTAAACATGGCAGATATTGAATTAACAGAACGTGAACAAGCTATAGCCAAAGAAGCGGCAAAGATTGCCATTGAAGAATTGGCTGGTGAGTTTTACAAACAAGTTGGTAAGACTGTTATCAATAAAATTCTTGTTTGGGTTGGAGCAATTGTTATTGGATTTGCTTTTGGAAAAGGTTGGATCGTAAAACTTTAATATGCCAAGTACTAGCAAAAAACAACATAATTTCATGGAGGCGGTGGCCCACAATCCAGCGTTCGCCAAGAAAGTGGGAGTCCCGCGTAGCGTGGGGCAAGAGTTCAGTAAAGCGGACAAAGGCCGCACATTCAATAAAGGTGGAGAAATGAAAGATCACGAAGCTCACGGGCATCACATGAAAATGGCTCATCATCATTTAAAAATGGCGATGAAACATGGCGGCGCAACACATCACAAATATGCTGAAGGCGGCCAGGTTACTGGTAAGCACGGCGTTGAAGAGAAAAAAGGCATGACTACAGCCAAGATGGGCAAAGTTACTGCTGGCGGTAGAAAGCCACATGGCGAGCACTCTGTTGAGAAAAAGGGCGCTACAAAAGCTATGATGCCTAAAATGAAGGGCAACACAGTTGGTGACGGTCCTTTGTACAACGTAAAAGGCCCAGCCATGAAGCATGGCGGTAAAACTCATCACAAAAGATAAGGACTAAAAATGTCACATCCAGAACACCACAAGCATATTCACGAAGCTGGCCATGAGCATCATCATGAGCACAAGCATATGGTTCACCATTTGAAAGAGCATGAAGAGGGTGGGCATAAACACCATCATCATCATTATGGTGAGCACGCCGCTGGTCACACCAAGCATCATGAAACTGTAGAGCACCTGCATAAGCATCAAGCTTACAAGCATGGTGGTCATGTACATCATCACAAAGGATAAATCATGCCAATGCCTATGCCAATGCGTGCACCTATGGCTGGAAGAATGCCTGTTAAGCCAGCAATGGCGGCGGCTCGTCCAGGCGGTATGATGAAAAAAGGTGGTATGGCTCATCGTTGTCACGAGCGTGCCGATGGTTGTGCTGAAAAAGGCCATACCAAAGGCAAGATTGTGATGTGTGGCGGCGGCCACGTTAAAGGATAAATCATGGCTACAAAAAATGCTGGGGGCGGCAGAGGTTTTATAAATCCTCAACGCACGGATGAATCAGATGCAGATTATGTGTCACCTAAAGATCGTTACGAATCTGAAAAAGAGCGTAGCGAGCAAGAAACCCAAACTAGAACTAATACTGCCGCTGAAGAAGCCAGTAAAGGTATGAAAAAGGGTGGCAAGGTTAAGCATAAGATGGCTAAAGGTGGCGCATCACACCGTGCAGACGGTTGCATTGAGCGCGGTCACACCAAAGGGCATATGCGATGATTTCAAGCCGTGGCATGGGTGATATTAATCCTTCTAAAGTGCCTGGCAAAAAGAAGGGTGGTGAAGTCTGGGATAAGCCCCGTCCAAAAGAACTGGGCAAACCAAAGAAGTTATCACCCAAAAAGAAAGCCAAGGCTAAAGCAATGGCAAAAGCCGCTGGTAGACCTTATCCTAATTTAGTTGACAATATGAGGGCCGCAAAATGAGTTTATTTAAACATCTTGAAGAAAAAGCTGAATATATACTTGCCGAGTTAAAAATCCGTGCAATACATCAGCAAAGAGATCATGGCCATATTGCTGATGATCTTAAGAAAATAATTGAACAATTGGAGGGTCATGTCAATGTTCAAGCTCCTACTGAAACAATTGATCCCGTTGTTGTTAACAATGTTAGTTCTGCTCCTGCCGTGGATAATAGAGAGCCTGTTGCGGATATATCTGTCGAATCAGTCGCATCTGTTGTAACGACTGAAGTGCAACAAGTTGCACCTGTGGCAATACCTTTGACCTGCGTTGCACCTCAATAATGGCTACTACTTCAGGCTCCTCCGCGTTTAATCTTCAGTTAACTGACGTTATAGAAGAGGCATATGAGCGCGTTGGAGTTGAAGTAAGAACTGGTTATGACGTAAAAACTGCCAGGCGTTCTCTCAATCTATTGTTTACAGACTGGGCCAATCGTGGCCTTAATATGTGGACGTTTGAGCAAGACTATATCCCGCTGGTACAAGGCCAGCCAACATACGCATTACCTGATGACACAGTAGATATTATTGAAAACGTCATTAGAACCAATGCAAACGTAACAAATAATCAGGCTGATTTGACTATTACGCGTATTAGTATTGATACTTACGCTACCTTGCCTAACAAATTGATCCAAGGAAGGCCCATTCAGGTCTGGATTCAGCGTTTAACGGCTAACAATCAACCCACTAGCAATGCTATTTCTGCCGCTATTGGGGCAACAGATACTACTATTGCTGTAAATTCACTTGTTGGTTTACCAAATGCAGGGTGGATTACGCTAGAGTCTGAGTTAATTGGGTATAACGAGGTACAACCAGCCGCAAATGGTAACCCTCCTTACCTATTAAACTGTACGAGAGGGCAACAAAGTTCGACTGCCGCATCTCATGCGCTGGGTACACCCATCATTTTGTCCCAAAAGAACAGTATTACCGTATGGCCAACCCCAGATGCCGCATCAAGTTACCAGTTTGTATACTGGAGATTACGCAGAATGCAAGATGTTGGTAACGGCGTTAACATTATGGACGTACCATTTAGGTTTATTAACTGTATGGTGTCTGGATTGGCTTACTATTTGGCATTAAAAGTACCAGATGGGCTGAATAGACTACAAATACTCAAGCAACAATATGAAGAAGCTTGGGATTTAGCCTCAACAGAAGACAGAGAGAAGGCTTCCTTGCGGTTTGTACCTCAGAGAATGTACATTGGTGGTGGAACTTAATGGGAAACAGGTTTTCTTCTGGCAAAAACTCGATTGCCGAGTGTGATCGGTGTGGTTTTCGCTATAAGTTGTTTGATCTTAAGAAAGAGATCATCAAAACCAAGACATATGACCTGAAAGTGTGCCCAACTTGTTGGGATCCTGATCAACCACAGTTGCAACTTGGTATGTATCCAGTGGATGACCCACAAGGCGTGCGTGATCCAAGGCCTGATATAAGTTATTATCAATCTGGCACAACTGGATTGCAAACTTGTAAGGGTAACGGTACAAATACATTGCAAGATGGGTATCCTAGCGAAGGTAGCAGGGTATTTCAATGGGGTTGGAATCCAGTTGGAGGAGCAAGTTCATTTGATGTTGCTCTTACACAGAATGACTTGCAGTTAAACGTGCAAGTTGGTACAGTCACTATAGTCACAACGTAGGAGCAATCATGAAACATGACGATATTCAAGAAGACAAAAAGCTGATCAAAAAGGCTTTTAGTATGCACGACAAACAAGAGCATCCTGGTAAGCACACCAACTTATCCAAGCTTAAAAAAGGTGGCAAAACCGCCAAAAAGATGGCTAAAGGCGGTTCAGTTAGTGGACAATCTATGAAAGCAATGGGTCGCAATATGGCTCGTGCAATGAACCAGAGAAGTTCTGGTCGCGGAGGTTAATATGAAAACTATGGTTAAACCAACCAAGAAGAATAGCCCAGCTATTCACAGAGCAAAAGATGTTCACAATGGCAATGCTGAAGAATATGCGCCCCCCCACACAATGGAAGGGAAGCGTATTAGCCCTAAGACCGATTCTTTTGTTCATACAGACCCAAACACACTTAATGCCAAACAACAAGGTCGTTTGACAGGCACATTGCGCGTTAGCATGGGTGATCCTGGCGCTGATGATGTTAAGACTAGCGGCATCAAAATGCGTGGTGCTGGAGCGGCTGAACGTGGCTTTATGTCCAGAGGTCCGATGGCATGAGTTTAGATTACTCTCAGCTTTCTCAGTCTATACAGGACTATCTACAAAACTATGAATCTACATTCATAGCGGATATTCCTACGTTTGTTGAGCAAGCTGAGCAAAGAATCTATAACACGGTTCAATTTCCATCTTTGCGCAAGAATGTTACTGGTGTTTTGACAGCTTATAACCCTTATTTAGCTTGTCCTTCAGACTTTCTTGCGCCGTACTCTTTAGCCATTTATACAACCGCATCTGCGACTGCAACGGGCACGGCTGGTACTTACACAATTACTACATCGGGAACTGTTACAGGAAACATCCAGATTGGCCAATATGTAACTGGAACTGGGATAGGTGCTAGCGCTTATGTCACATCTGTATCTGGAACTACTGTTTATTTGTCTGTGGTTAATGCTAGCAGTGTTAGCGGAACAATTAACTTCCAGGGGCAATATAACTATTTGCTTAATAAAGATGTTAACTATATGCGTGAGGCGTTTCCGCTTCCCAATTATTACGCTACACCAGGATATTACGCACTATTTGGGCCGTCCGTAGTCAGTTTAGCGATTACAAATAATCTATCGTTTATTGTTGGGCCTACGCCTGATATTGGATATAACGCAGAAATGCACTATTATTATTATCCTGTTTCTATTGTTCAGTCTGCTATTAATACAACAAGCATTTATACGGCTGGATCAGGATATACGAACGGAACATATTACAACACAGCACTTACAGGTGGTACTGGAAGCGGTGCAAAAGCCGATATTGTTGTATCTGGAGGTGCTGTAACGTCAGTAACAATGAGCTCAAACGGCTCTTATTTTGCTCAAAATGACTTGTTAACAGCGTCTATTACAGGCGGTACAGGGTTCCAATTGCAAGTTACATCTATTAATAATCCAACAGGAACAAGCTGGTTGGGTCAAAATTTTGATTCAGTTTTGCTTTATGGGGCGCTTGTAGAGGCGTATACCTTTATAAAAGGCGAGACTGATTTAATAACTCTTTACGATAAAAAGTACAACGAAGCATTAGCAATTGCTAAACGTCTGGGTGATGGCATGGAACGTCAAGACGCTTACAGGGCTGGTCAATATAGACAGGCGGTTAAATAATGGCGTTTCAACAAGGTGCAACAACTAGCTTTAAAGTTCAGCTTGCACAAGGCTTGCATAACTTTGGACCTACCAATCCAAATACTTTTTATATTGCTTTATTCAATGGGTCGGCAACGCTTGGTCCATCAACAACGCAATATGTATCTGGTTTGACGGGTGAAGTGGTTGGAACTGGATATACCGCTGGTGGCCAGGCTTTGACAATAAGTACAACACCAACATCTGGATCAACGGGTGCAACGGTAGGATATTGGTCATTTAATAATGCCGTTTGGAGTCCTGCCGCCTTTACTGTTAGAGGCGCATTAATTTACAATGCAAGTCAAAGTAATGCAACAGTTTGCGTATTAGATTTTGGTAGTGATAAAACTTGTTCTAATTCATTTACTATTCAATTCCCAGTTGCTGGGTCTACAACAGCCATTCTAAGGATTGCATAATGCTTATTACAACAACAAAAGGCGATATGGATGATTCTCTTCTTGTGAAGAAAGAGGGTTCTATCGACAATGATATTGAAACAACTACCTGGGTTGAGTATTATTACGAAGATGAATTGGTTCACCGTTCTGCTCATGTAACGCTTAAAACCAGCCCTTTTATGGATTTAATAGCCGCATCAATGGCATAAGGAGAATATCTTGAGCAATACGCAATCAATGTGCACATCATTTTTGGGTCAGTTATTGTCTGCTGGGCACAACTTTAATTCAACAAACGTAGCCCGTTCTGCTAATACGGCTGATACATTTAAAGCCGCTTTGTATGTAACAACTGCTACAGTCAATGCCGCAACAACGGCTTATTCCGCAACCAACGAGGTAAGCGGTACAGGCTATACGGCGGGCGGTATCACGGTTACAAATGCAACGGCTCCGACTGCAACCAATTCGTCCTCAACGGCTGGAGTAGCGTATTGGACACCATCTGCAAACTTGGTTTATTCAGGTGTTACATTGACAACGGCTTTTGATACTGTATTGATTTACAACTCAAGCCAATCAAATGCTTCGGTTAGCGTACATACGTTTGGTGCTCAAACTATTACCGCTGGAACATTTACGTTGACAATGCCTAGCAATTCAACAAGCTCAGCTCTTTTAAGATTGTCTACAACCTAAAGGTAGATTATGGCTGGATGGGGTGGTAATACCTGGGGTTCTGGTACATGGGGATTTGGAGCTTCCTCAATTACTGGTGTCCCTGCTGTTGGGAATGCGGGAACGCTATCTAACGGTATTTCCATATCTTTAAATGGTGTTGGAGCTTCTGGATCTGTAGGTGCGGTTGGTGTTGCTTTAGGGGCGGTCATAGCAAGCGGATTTGTAGGATCTGCATCTCCAAGCATCAATATTGCATTGAGTGGGGTTGCGGCAAGTGGTGCTCCTGGATCGGTAAGTTTGGGCTCAAGGGGCGCTCAGATTTCTGGAGTTTTGGCTACTGGATCGGTTAGCACATTGAATCTTAGTTATTGGAGTTTAGTTAATGACAACCAGACTCCTTCGTGGCAAAATGTAGGTAATGATGAATCTCCAAACTGGACGATAGTACCTACTCAATAGGAAATGAGATGACGATCAATTACACAACACTATTAGGACTAGCTCTTCCAGTTACAGGCACTGAATCTGGAGCATGGGGAGACGATGTATCACTTGGTATTACGCAGTATTTAGATATTACTGTTGCGGGTACAAATAACATTACCCAAGATTCAGATATTACACTTACCATTACCAACGGTAGTAGTTCAGGATCTAATATTGTTTCCTCTCCGAATTCAACGACTGCACAGTATATGCAACTTTTGTGCACTGGATCACGGACGGCAAACAGAAATATAAATGCTCCCAATTCATCAAAGATGTACGTTGTTAACAATAGTACAACTGGTGGATATAGCATTACGATTCGCGGCACAACAGGCCCGACCACTGGCGTAACTGTAGCTAACGGCGAAAAAGCTTTGGTATTTTGGAGTAGCGTAGCAAGTGATTTTGTAAAGATTACATCTAGTTCCAACATTGCAAACCTAACTGGTGGTGCAAATGGATCTGTTCCATACCAATCTGGTAGCAATACAACAACATTTTTAGCTGGAAATACAGGTACAACTCCACAGTTTTACACTTCTACTGGTACAGGATCTGCGGCCCAGGCTCCAACTTTAACTAGCTCTACTGGATCTGGTAGCGTTGTTTTGGCAACAAGTCCTACCCTGGTTACCCCAGCTTTGGGTACGCCAGCATCTGGAGTTTTAACCAACGCAACAGGACTTCCATTAAGTACAGGTGTAACAGGAACTTTACCTATTGTTAACGGTGGTACAGGTTCTACTACTTTAGCAGGGGCTAATATTGCGTTGTTCAATACAACACAGACTTGGACCGCTACACAAACATTTAACGGTACATCTGCTACTGAAGCAGTAAAGACTTTGAATATTGCGGAGCCTGCTAACGTAGTGGGAACTGCCCCAACCGCAACAACAAACTTCTATATTAACAATGGCGCGGTTCAGTATTACACGGCCAACAATGCCAATAACTGGACGCTAAACTTTGCGTTTTCATCTGGTACATCGCTTAACACGGCAATGTCTACGAATGATTCAATCTCTTGTACGATGATTGTTACCAATACAACAACTGCATATTATCCTAGTGCATTTACTATTGACGGAACATCTGTAACGCCTAAGTGGCAGGGTGGAACCGCTCCTACGAGTGGGGATGCCAGTGCAATTGACAGTTATACTTTTGTCATTATTAAAACCGCTTCTGCAACCTATACTGTGCTTGCTTCTGTAACTAAGTTTGCATAAGGATTATTAATGCCACGTTTATCTAAGATTGGAGCCGCCGCACTAGCCGCATTTGGGTGGACAAGTGGCGCAACTGTAACTGCTTCTTATTTAGTAGTGGCTGGAGGCGGAGGTGGTGGTTCATTTGTAGGAGGTGGCGGAGGTGGTGGTGGATATAGAACAGGCACAGCATCTCTTAACCCATCATTGTCATACACCGTTACTGTTGGGGCAGGTGGGGCGGGTGCTATTTATACATCTGGTCAAGCTGGTAACGGTGGGAATTCAATTTTTTCATCTATTACTTCAACTGGAGGTGGGGGTGGTGGTAATGGGGCAACTGGAACTTCGTCTTATGCCTATGGACAAAATGGTGGTTCTGGTGGTGGTGCTTCTTATGATGGTTCAACCAATATTGGGTTAGGAAATACTCCATCGACAAGTCCATCACAAGGTAGCAATGGCGGTACAGGAAATAATGGTAGCTCAAACAATGGCGGTGGTGGCGGTGGCGCATCTGCCGCAGGTACAAACGGGGCTTCTGGAGGTTCTGGTGGTGCTGGATCAGCTAGCTCTATTTCTGGTTCTAGCGTTACATACGCAGGTGGCGGTGGAGGAGCGGCTGATCAATCTGGTTCCGCAGGTACGGGTGGTACTGGTGGCGGAGGAAACGGTGGTGGCGCAAGAGGTGCAAGCGGCACAACTACCGCTGGCACAGCAAACCTTGGTGGTGGTGGCGGTGGTTCACCAATTATAAGCGGCCAAGCAGGTGGTCAAGGTGGATCTGGCGTAGTCATCATTTCTTACGCAGGAGCACAACAATTTGGAGGAGGAGTAGTAACCTCAGTTGGTGGCAACACTATTCACACATTTAAGACTTCAGGGATATTAACTCCTTTAAGTTCTTTATCTGCATCTTATTTGATTGTTGCTGGTGGTGCTGGTGGAGCATATGGTAGAGGCGGTGGTGGTGGCGCAGGGGGCTTGTTATCAGGCTCTAGCCTAACCATTGATACAAATTCCAACTATCTTGTCACTGTAGGGGCAGGTGGTACTGGCGGTACTTCTGGAACTCCAACAGGGGCAAATGGCACTAATTCAGCCTTTACTATGGTGATTACAACGGCTGTTGGCGGTGGGGGTGGCGGTACTCCATCTGCAAGTGGACCTGGAGTTGCTGGCGGTTCTGGTGGCGGTGGTGGTTGTGATGCTACTACTGGCTACGCTGGAGGTGCAGGAACATCTGGACAAGGTTATGCAGGTGGTCAAGGCAATCCTTTGGCAACTGTTTTATATGGTGCTGGTGGTGGTGGTGGTGCAGGAGCAGTAGGTTCAGCAGGAACATCATCAGTTGGTGGCAATGGTGGCGTAGGTGTTGCTTTATCAATATCTGGTTCATCAACCTATTACGCAGGTGGTGGAGGTGGTGGAATACAGAATACTGGCACAGCAGGCTCTGGTGGTAATGGCGGAGGAGGCGCAGGTGGCGCAGGTAGTACCGCAGGAACATCAGGAGCAACCAATTTAGGTGCTGGTGGTGGAGGTGGAGGTGGAACTTCTGCCAACGGTGGAGCAGGTGGCTCAGGTATCGTAATCATCTCTTACCCAGGATCAACCCAACAAATGGCAGGTGGAACAGTAACTATAGTAGGAGGTAATGTCATACATACCTTTACTAGTTCTGGGTATCTAACACCTATTAAGTACGTTAATAACTCTTTACGTTTTAGATCAAGTGCTTCTGCTTATTTGCAACGTACTTTTTCAACTCCAACTAACCAAACAACTTTTACATTTTCTTGCTGGTTAAAGCGTGGGAAATTAGGAGTTAGTCAAACAGTTATTGGGGATGCTGGAGCGGGTTTTGATGGTGTTAATTTTTCCTCATCAGACCAATTAATTTGGTATGTAAATGGTTCAGCCTCAATTACAACTACTGCGGTTTATCGTGATCCAGCGGCTTGGTATCACATTGTTTTGAAAGCCTCTGGCGCAAGTAGTGTTTTGTATGTCAACAATCAACAAGTTGGCTCTGGTTCTACTGCGGCTGTTTATTTCAATACGGCTGTCATACATCTTATTGGTCAAAACGCCAGTACAAACTATTTTGACGGCTACATGACCGAAATCAATTTAATTGATGGTCAAGCATTAACACCTACATCATTTGGTGGATACAACTCATACGGAGTATGGCAACCTATTACCTATGGTGGTAGCTATGGTACTAATGGGTTCTATTTGCCTTTTACAAATAATACAAGTACAACAACCCTTGGATATGACTTTAGCCCTAACGGTAATAACTGGACTACAAATAACATATCTCTAACAGCAGGGGTCACATACGACAGTATGACAGACGTACCTACGCTAACAAGTGCTACTGCTAGTAATTATGCGGTGTTGAATCCTCTTGTTCGGACAACAAACAACAGCGGCTCAATTAGTCAAGCGGACGGCAACCTGTTAACATCAATTGGAAGTTACGCAAACACTGCGCTTGCCACTATTGGTGTTACATCAGGTAAGTGGTATTGGGAGATGACCCCAACCGCAACAAATGCAGGCGCATATTTTTATATTGGTGTTGCCGCGCAAGGGTTTAACAGCGCGGCACAACCAAACGCAGATGCTTTGCAATGGGCTTATTATGGGGCCAGTGGCAATGCAATGAACAACAGCAACGTGGCGTATGGTTCAACTTATACGACCAATGATGTGGTTGGTGTCGCCCTTGACATGAATGCTGGCACTTTGACGTTCTACAAAAATGGCGTTTCACAAGGTCAAGCGTTTTCAAATCTTGCTGGCAACACTATTTTTCCAATGTGTTCGTTTGGTAACTCAGGGTCAATTACGGTTGTTGCTAACTTTGGTCAACGCCCATTCACCTACACCCCCCCAACAGGCTTTGTTGCCCTCAACACATATAACCTATAAGGAATAGAAGATGCCAACAACATATGCAATTCCTAATGGTGCTACCGCATTTGCCGCTACTACTTATACGGGTACTGGCACTACACAAAGTATTTTAAATAGTGCTAACACAACAACGGGAGTATCTTTTCAACCTGATTTTGTGTGGGCCAAATCTAGAAGCGTTTCAAATAATCATGGCTTATTTGATTCTGTTCGTGGCGTTGGAAATGCCCTTTACTCTAACGGCACTTTTGCAGAGGGAAGTAACGGTACTACTTTAACTTCATTCAATTCAAATGGATATAGCGTTGGAAGCGATTCTGCGGCAATTATTAATGTAAGTGGCGTAACCTATGTAGGTTGGCAATGGAAAGCAGGAGGAACATCATCCTCTAATACTAACGGCTCTATAACATCTACTGTAAGTGTTAATGCTACGGCAGGATTTAGTGTTGTTACTTATACGGGTACAGGTGCTAATGCGACTGTAGGACATGGGTTGGGTGTAGCGCCTAGCATGATGATTGTGAAAGTTAGATCAACAACTAACGATTGGGTTGTTTATCACTCAGGTCTTGCAAATCCCGCAACTAACGTGATGATTTTGGATACGACAGCGGCAGTATCCACGGGTGATTTGCAATGGAATAGCACCTCTCCTACGAGTTCTGTATTTAGCATAGGTACTAAAGCAGGTAGTAATCAATCAGGACAAACATTTGTTGCCTACTGTTGGGCACAAATACCAGGATATAGCAAATTTGGTAGTTATACAGGCAATGGTTCTACAGATGGGCCATTTGTGTTCACCAATTTTAGACCACGTTGGGTCATGATAAAAAGAACAGACACTACTGCAAATTGGATTATTTGGGACACATCAAGAGACACTTACAACGTAACGCAAAACGATTTATTCCCAAATAGTTCAACCGCTGAAGTACAAGGAAATTACATCGATATTTTGTCTAACGGATTTAAAAACCGAGATACAAGCGTTACAACAAACGCATCTGGCGGCACATACATCTACGCTTGTTTTGCCGAGACCGCTTTTAAGTTTGCGAATGCGAGGTGATGTGAGAATTGCGGTTTACACTATCACCAATAAAACCGATGGCAAAAAATATGTCGGTATATCCAATAATTTGGATAGGAGATGGCGTGACCACAAAAAAGCAGATGGGTGGTGCATTGCTTTGCATAATGCCATAAAAAAATATGGCGTTGACAATTTTGATTTTTGTCATATAGCCGATGCTTATTCTTGGGAAGATGCTTGTTTGATTGAAAAATTGCTTATCAAAGAGATGAACACAAAATCCCCAAATGGATACAACCTGACTTATGGAGGCGATGGGACGGTTGGCTTTAAACATTCAGAAGAAGAATGTCAACGTAGAAGCGAACGATGCCCAACAAGAAATCCAGAGGTTGCCAAAATTGTTGCTGACAAACTTCGAGGACGTAAAAGACCTCAAACAAGTGGAGAAAAAAACGCAATGTTTGGCAGAATTGGAAGAAGTTCTCACATGCTTAAACACATCGTAATTGCCAAAAATATTAAGAATGGCAATACAATGATTTTGGCTGGAGCCAAAGAAATTGAAGCCGCTGGGTTTTGTAGGGCGCATGTTTATTCATGCGCTAAAAAAATACGAAAAACTCACAAAAATCACACATTTGAATTTCAAGGAGAAATATTATGAGCCACTTTGCGAAAATTGAAAATGGGTTAGTGGTGCAGGTAATTGTTGCTGAAGAGGATTTTATTGCAACGGGAGCACTTGGCGACCCCAATAATTTTGTGCAGACATCGTATAACACTCGTGGCGGTGTTCACTATGGTGCTGATGGACAACCTGATGGTGGTGTGGCTCTAAGGGCTAACTACGCAGGAATTGGTTACACATACGATAAAACGAATGATGTATTCCATGCGCCCCAACCTTATCCATCATGGACGATCAGTGCTCCTACATGGATCTGGACAGCACCTACACCTTACCCAACAGATGGAAAAATCTACACTTGGGATGAAGCTACAAAAGCTTGGGTAGAAAAAATCTAAAGGTTAGACATTGATCCATTCACACTCATTGCGGCCGCCAGTACTGCCCTTAAGCTTGTCAAGCAAGGGTGCGAAATGTTCCGTGAGGGACAGGCAGTTGTTAAAGACGTTATCAAAACTGCCAATGAGGTCAAAGCTATTGGCAAGGAAGTTACAGGAATATTTGGATGGATTGCAAATCTCTTTGCTCCTCCAAAGGAAGAAGTAAAAGCCGCCCCAGAAATAAAAAAGAAAAAGAAACAAGCCGAGGAGTTTAATGCACCAGCGGTATATGCGGAGATAGGAAAACAAATCACAGCATTCTATAAAGCATACAATGCACTGAAAGATCACATTGAGGAAGAAGAGTTAAAGTCAAAGACGGTCTACGATCCAACTGGGGATCAGACTGAAAGAGCAATTCAACGGGTTCTAGCCATGTCACAAATGGAAGAGATGAGCATAGAACTAAGGGAGTATATGGTCTACCACGTTCCTCCAGAACTGAAAGATTTATACACCCGTGTGAACAAAATGATTGGCACAATTGCAAATGAACAAGCTATTGCTAAGCAAGCTATGTTCAAGAAAAGAAGAGAGATTGAAGCGAGGGAGAGGGAACTGGCTGATAAAATTTGGTTTAGGACAGCTTCGACTATAGCGGTGATAATAGTTGCAATTTATATGGCGGGGCTGATGTGGGCAATAAAAGTAATGACTGGGCCTATGTAATAACGATAATCATATTGGCGTTGTTGTTTGTTCTGGTGCTTCCCATTCTAGGTCTTTTGTATATGGATGTGCGTCAAGAGCGCATATTGTTGCAGGCAGACATAAAGCGGATTGAAAAGCTGAAGAAAGAAATGGAACGGCAAAAGGAAAAAAGTGAATGAGAATATGCGCTTTATTGATTTTATTATTAGCGGGGTGTCAAGACCGTTACCGCTATTTTTGCCAAGATCCTGATAACTTTGGTGCGCCTCAGTGTCAGCATCCACGTTGTGAGTTCACCCAAGATTGTCCAGAATATTTAGTTGCACCTGTATTGGAGAAGAAAATTGAAGGAATTACTACTGCTCCTGTTAACCCCCAACCCCAATCAGGAACGACTAACTGCCGATGAAATAGAAGCCCGTACAAGGTCTTTTGTTATCGTTGTGGTAACACTGATACTATTTTTCATAGTAGTTACCCTAATATATAGCGTAATGTTTGTGTCTCAGCCAATCAAGGCTATGGCTCCAATTGATCAAGCATTTACCAAGATGCTTAATGACATTGTGCTTCTTATCGTAGGAGGCATAGGCGGCATTATGACTAAAGGCTTAACAAATGAGGCTACCGCTATGATGAACAACGTTAAATCTGGCAAAGATGCTTATGTAGCTCCTCCTGTTAAAGAAATTGTTATGGGTCCAGCCACGGGTTGGACAGCGCCCCCAGCGCCTACCAGCGGTCCTGTTTTAGAGGCAGATCATGAGCGTGAGCGTATGGCACAAGCGAGGGCAGAAAATGTTTAGTTTATTTAATCCCTGGGTTATTATTGGAGCTATTGCAACTTTTATAGGAGTGTACTTTTATGGACATCATGCAGGCTATCAACAACGTGTTGACGAAGATCAAGCAGAAATTATCAGACTTAATGGCGAAGCTCGCGCAAAAGAAGCAGAGTTAAACCAGAAAATTGCAACCGCAACGACTGCTCTAAGAAAGGCGAAAGATGATATTAAAACCCAGCAATCTAGTCTTAATGCTCGCGCTGACTCTGGCGAGTTGCGGTTACCTCAAACCTCCTGTGGTGTATCAGCCAATTCAAGTACCGCCTCTCAGCCTGGAAATTCAACCAATGAATCCGAATCTGAGCGACAGACTGTCAAAGAGCTTATCGCCATCGCAACAGACGGCGACACAGCCATCCTCTCCCTCAACGCCTGTATCCAGCAATACAACAGCGTCAGAGAAACGGTAAACAAGGGGGTCAAATGATCAGCCCAGAAAAGCTCCACGCCCTTGGGATTGGTTCAGAATGGTCTGAGCCACTTACCACTACTTTTGCAACTTTTGGCATAGACGATCTTAACAAACAGGCCGCTTTTATTGGCCAATGCTCCCACGAATGCAACAAGTTTAAAACGTTAGAAGAAAACCTAAATTACAAAGCCGCAACGCTTGAAAAACTATTTGGGCATAAGTTTAAACCTGAAGAAATAGCGCTTTATGCTGGTAATCCAGTCAAGATTGCTAACAGGATTTACTCTAATCGTATGGGCAATCGGGACGAGGCAAGCGGAGATGGCTGGCTTTATCACGGCCGTGGGTGCATACAGTTGACTGGACACGATAATTACTGGCATTTTAGTCAGGCTGTAAACAAAGACTTTACAAAAGACCCGCAACAAGTTGCACTTCCAATGTACGCCGCTTTATCTGGAGGATGGTTTTGGAAGACCCACGGATGTAATGAATTGGCAGAGGCCAAGAATTGGGAAGGCTTGACAAAGCGCATTAATGGTGGCACTTTTGGACTTAATGAACGTATTGAATTAACTCAGCGTGCCCTTGCTGTTTTGGGTGGATAATGAGAAAATCAAAACGTAAACCTAAAAATGAACCAATGTGTAACGCAAAACCAGAAGCTCCAATTTTAACCCATTCATTAGATGTTGGGCATTACTTCACGTCTGTTGTTTATTCAAAAGAAAAGCCAGAATTTTTAGATGCCGTCAAAGCTGTTACTGACGAGCACCTTGCAATTGTCAAAGCTAACGAAAAGCTGGATGAAATATATCCTGTTAGGATGACTAACAACATATATGCTGATCCGCGTTTGGCTGAGTTTATTCAATTTGTAGGCAATCAATCTTGGTTTATTTTGTTTAACCAGGGTTATAAGATGCAACAAATGAGTACTGTTATTGAGTCTATGTGGTGTCAAGAACACCATAAACACTCACTAATGGAGCAACATACACATACAAATCCAGTGCAAGTCGTTGGGTTTTACTTTATTGAATGTCCTGAGAATTGCTCAAACTTGGTATTTCATGACCCAAGGGCGGGGAAAGTTCAAGCAAGTTTGCCTGAAAATGATCCTAAGTTTATAACCCCAGCAAGTAACAATGTTGGATTTATACCCAAGCCTGGGATGTTTTTTTTCACAAATGCTTGGTTAGCGCACTCGTTTTCTAGGCACGCATCTGAGTTACCAATTCGGTTTATACATTTCAACATGGAAGTTCGGCCAACAATGTTAGCGCCTGCACAGGTTGAGATAGTGTGAAGTACAGAATAAGATTTAATAAGTCTAGGGGTCAGCCAGGACGCGGTACGTTGGACCATGTTTGGCGGCTTTTTGAGGGCGATAAAGAGTATTTGGTTAAGCACGTCAAAATAAATGTCCCATCTTATAGTGAGCGTGAAGGTGAAGATTGGAATATGTGTTGTGACGGTGCGTTAAAGTTAGACAGAGAAACATCCACTGCGATCATTGAATAATGTCATTTTTAAAGCTTGTTTTCAAACCTGGGGTTAACAGGGAAAAGACTCAATATGCTACAGAGGGTGGGTGGTATTCGAGCCAGCTTGTGCGTTTTCGAGAGGGTTTTCCTGAAAAGATAGGCGGCTGGACACAATATTCAATCAATACATTTCAAGGTGTTTGCCGTTCTCTTTGGAATTGGTTTACGTTTAACAACATTAGCTATATTGGCGTTGGTACAAATCTAAAGTTTTATATTACCTTTGGCAATCTTTATTACGATATTACTCCCATTCGTGCAGTTAACACGCTAACAAATCCTTTTGCAACGACAAGCGGCAAAACTTCGGTGGTGGTTACAGATGCTAACGGAGGATTTTCAATTAATGATTTTGTTACTTTCTCTGGCGCATCGGCTGTAGGCGGTCTTACGCTAAACGGAACGTATCAAGTTGCAATCGTATTGTCAGGTACTACTTATACGATTAATGCGGCTACGGCGGCCAGTAGTAGTGCAACAGGAGGCGGTACAGTTACGGCCTCTTATCAACTCAATACAGGGCCAGAATACGAAGTTGCATTTAATGGATGGGGCGCTGGTGCATGGGGTGGAGGAACATGGGGTAATGGTAGTACGACTCTCCAGTCTCTTCAGATATGGAATCAATACAACTATGGCCAGGATTTGATCTATGGTCCTAGAGGCCAAGGTCTTTATTATTGGACAGCTTCTAATGGAACTGGAACGCCAGGTGTTAATTTAAACTCTCTTGGCGGAACGGTTACGATCTCAATAGGTACACCAGCTCTTATTGTTTCTAGCTTAAATTTGCCAACAGGAAGCTCAGTCACATTTGCAACAACTGGCGCTTTACCTACTGGTCTTAGTACGGGCACGCAGTATTATGTAATTAACGCGTCAGGCACACAGTTTAATGTGTCTTTGACTCAAAACGGCGCACCTGTTGCTACGTCAGGCACACAATCAGGAACGCAGTCTATTGCGATACTAGGAGACGTGCCTACCTTACAAAATAACATTGTTGTTTCTGATTCTTCTAGGTTTGTAATTGTATTTGGTTGCAACAATATTGGTTCAACGACTATGAATCCTATGTTGATTCGTTGGTCAGACCAGGCTAATCCTTATGTTTGGTATCCATCTATTACCAACCAAGCTGGTGGTCAAACACTATCTCATGGATCTCAGATTGTGACGGTTATTCAGACTCGTCAAGAGATTTTGGCTATTACAGATGCGGCCGTTTATTCTGTACAGTATGTTGGTCCTCCTTTTGTGTGGAGCACTCAGCTTATGGGTGAAAATGTATCCATCATGGGACCAAATGCGGCAACGCTTGCGGCTGGTGTTGTGTACTGGATGGGGCGAGATAAGTTCTATATGTATACAGGTCAGGTTATGACTTTGCCATCGGACCTGCGTAGGTTTGTATTTCAAAACATAAATCAAAACCAAGCTCAACAAGTTTATGCCAGTACGTCTGAGGCTTTTAATGAAATTTGGTGGTTTTATGTTTCAGGATCAGGAACTAGGATTAATGCCTATGTAGTTTATAACTATATTGACAAGATTTGGTATTATGGATCATTGGCTAGGACAGCATGGTTAGATACGGGATTGCAATCCAGCCCAGTTGCGGCCACATATAACGGCTACCTTGTTAACCAGGAAAGCGGTGTTGATGACAATGAGACGGGTACTCCAGCGGCCATAGATTCTTACATTATTTCATCCGAGATTGATATTGCACAAGCGCAGGGTGAGCGCTTTGCTTTTGTAGATAAAATGCTTCCAGATGTAACGTTCACTGGTTCTACGGCTGGTACAACGCCGCAAGCTACGATGACGATATATCCATTAACAAACATGGGTTCAGGTGTAGGCACGCCAAACTCGCCGCAAGTTAACTATATAGCGTCTGTAAACCTTACCGAAGAATTTACAGGATATGTGTATGTTCGCATTAGAGGCCGTCAATTGATTGTCAAGATGGAATCCAACAAGATTGGAACCCAATGGCAATTAGGTACACCTTTGATGAGCATTAGACCAGATGGCAGAAGATGATACCCAATAACCCAGCCCCTCCTAATTTGCCGCTTGCGCCGACACCCTATTCTAATGAATGGATGAATCAGTTCGAGAAGATATTACAGTTGTACTTTTCTCAACTTAATGCAACAAATACTGCTTCATTGGCTCAAATATCAACAAATCAAACATTAATCTGGTTGGAGACTTAATGGCTAATTATCAAAACGTCACCCCCAATCAACTTGCTCAATCGGCTTTGACGGCAAGCTATGTATCTATTTATACGGTTCCTGCAACAGTTAGGGCGTATCTTAAAGATATGGATATTTGTAACACAACATCTGGGGCGCTGACAGTTTATGTATCTATTGTTTCTCCATCTGGAACGGCAGGGACTTCAAACGCTATCTTTTATTCAACATCAGTGCCAGCTTACTCTACCCTGCAATGGACGGGCTCGCAGATTATGTTGCCAGGCGTGACTTTGCAAGCCAAAGGATCAAGTACAGGGTTAACCATAACTGTTAGCGGTGGGGAGGCAGTATGATTACGCTATATCCATCACAAGGAAGCTCTTCAAATCCATTAACCGTTTACACAAATAACGAAAATCCGTTGGCTTTGCCGCCATATTTGCAAGTTTCTCGCGGGCTTGTTACAGGTACTTCGGTAGTTAATATTTATGGGTATCAAAATGCACTACCCAATTCTAGTGCCGCAACTTATTATCCCGTTTGGGAAAACACTACTGCTTATACATATCCAGGCTCAGCGTCAACAATGTTACTTTGGAGTTCATCTGGATCAGATACAAACGTATCGGTATTAATTAACGGACTTGATTCAAGCTACAACTTATTGTCAGAAACTTTGACTTTAACCAATGGCACAACAGGTGTAACTACTGCAAATTCATACTTAAGAATCAATGGAATACAAGTTTCTGGATCGGTTAATGCTGTTGGCACACTCAACTTAGGAAATGCGGGTAAGACCGTTCAGTACGCAGAAATTACTGCTGGGAATGGTAAAAGCCAAGCCATGATATATACCGTGCCAAACGGATATACGTTTTATCTGACCCGCTCCAATGCTTATTCAAATCAAAACGGAAACACAATTAACAACTATTGTAGTTATCGGGTATGGACGCAAAATACAAATGGAATAATTAACATCTTACTCCAAGCGCCATTTACAAATTCGTACCAAACACTTAGGGTAGCGCCCCGTGCATATGCACAAAAAACTGATATTCAATGGCAAGCCGCTGGCGGTCCGTCTTCTGGAACATCGGCAGTGGGTATTGGTGTAGAAGGTATTTTAATTGCCACTGGAACGGCTTAAATGTTAAAATTTGACCAAATTTAAGGGGTTATTATGGGTTTTTTCAGCGATTTAGTATCCAATCCTAGTAAAGCATTTGGCTCTGACCTAACAGGCGGTAGTTCTGCTATTGGTCAAGCTGGTCAAGCTATAGGAATATGTGGTCGAGCCGCAATCTCAAATCCTTTAGTAGATGCTTTAGCTGGAGCCGCATTAGCTTATTTTGACCCCTTATCAATGGTGTCTGGATTAGGCGGGCTGACTGGTCTTGGCATGGGTGCTAATGCTGGTTTAATAACGGGAGGTCTTGCTGGATTATCTACGGGTAACTTAAAGACTGGATTACAAGCTGGATTAGCGGGCTGGACTGGAGGTTCTTTAGCATCTGGAATAGCTGGATCTGCCGCATCAAAAGCAGACGCAATTAATCAACTTGGCACACAGCAATTACAACCTACGGCCGCACAAACTGCTTCTAATAATGCTATTGGTGTAGCTCAACCTTATGATACGGTTAACTATACAGCTAACCCAGTTACGGCTAATCCTGCTACGGCTGGAACTGGCGCAAGCAATCCTTTATCTGCCGCAACAACTACTGCCGCACCTAGCGCCGCACCCGTTGTAACTCCATCTGCAACAGCCAGTAATCCAAGTATGTTGCAACAGGCAAAGAATTACATTATTAGTTCTTATGAAAAATGCGCTCCACTGACAATAGCGGCTGGATTGGGTGCAACAGGTTTGGCGGTTCAAGGACTTAAGAAAGCTTCTTCAGCTAATACTGTTTCAGCGCCTGTAAGTCCATCATCAAATGTGATTCGTGAATATTCTTACAATCCTTCTACGGGACAATATGCGGCTGGGCCTGTTATAAATGCGTCTAATTTTGGAACGCAACCCATAGTTCCAGTTAATTATTGCAATAAATGTAGTACATATACATTCCAATCTGCACCACAACAATCCAGTCAAAACTACAATACCATGACTGGCGATAGTAAAAATGCTTATAACTTTCTTTCTGGCCAAACTAATCAACCCAAAATAACTGGAAACACATATCAAGGACAAGTTGCTGTTCCTTATTTGTGTTATGCGCAGAACCCAACTAAGTATGCACTTGGTGGTATTACCGCTTTAAATCATGGTGGTCAAGCAGTGGGTCATTTAGGAGGTTATTCAGATGGAGGTCGTTTATTACGCGGGCCAGGTGATGGTGTCTCTGATTCGATTCCTGCAACTATTGGTGCTCATAACCCTGAGCCTGCCCGTCTTGCTGACGGTGAGTTTGTGGTTCCTGCTCGTATTGTTTCTGAGCTTGGCAATGGATCGACTGAAGCTGGAGCTCGCAAACTTTACCAAATGATGGATCGCGTACAGAAGAATAGAGCACGCTCTGTTGGCCATAACAAAGTGGCTGTAAATTCGCACTCTGATAAATTTTTACCCGCATAAGGATTAAATATGGCTTGCCCTACCTCAGTCAGTTACACAACGACAACGATACCGTGTTACGCGGCTCCTTATGCTACGAGCATGTTGGGCAAGACCCAGGCATTAACTTGTACAACTCAAAATCCTTACATGAAGTATTTGGGCTGTACAGTAGCCCAATTTACTCCTCTTGAGCAACAAGCATTTACAGCACAAGCCGCGCAACAAGTTGCACCCCAGCTTAAATGTGCAACAACTATGGCGGGTAATGCTGGACTTGCAGGATTAAATACACGTTACGCCTACAACCCTTATCAAGCTCAACAGGTAGGCACAGGGAACTTTACTGATCCTAATACGGCTATGGCCTATATGAATCCGTATTTGCAGGCATCTTTGGCTCCTCAAATACAGTTGATGCAACAGCAACAGGCTCAACAACAACAAATGAACCAGGCATCGGCCGTTGGACAAGGCGCATTTGGCGGTACACGTTGCGCTGTTTTGACTGGAGCTCAGAATCAAGCTAACCAACTGGCTCAACAAAACTTAATTGGTAATGCGTTTAACCAAGCTTATAAATGTGCAGAAGCTCAATACTCTACTTGTGCGGCTAGAAACTTACAAGCGCAAACAACAAACCAGGCGGCTAATCAGACTGCGGCTAACCTTAACGCACAACAACAACAGTTTGGAGCTAATTTAGGTTTGCAAGGACTTAACTTAGCCAACACAGCGGCTGGTACGCTTAATACGCTTGGTAACTCACAGTTTACACAAGGTGAAAATTTAATTAACAATCAAGAGCAATTGGGTGCTGTACAACAACAGCAAGTTCAAAATGTTCTTAACCAACAATATCAATGTTACTTAAACGCTAAGAATTATCCTTATGAACAATTAAGTTATGAGTCTAATATTTTGCATGGTTTGCCAATGACAAATACAACTGCTCAAACTTATCAAGCTCCTCCATCTATGTTATCGCAAGTGGCAGGCTTAGGTCTTGGTGTGGCTGGTCTTTCTAGCCTTGGAGGATCTACAACAACTTCTAACAAGAAAAAAGGTGGTGCAATTAAGCATCGAAAATCCAATGGCATTGTTGATTTAGCAATAGCGAAAATGGGGTAAATATGTTTAATCCAAGTACTACACCTTTCCAGCCTGGTCAAATCGACCAGACTATGGCTATGTTGGCTAGTTTAAAAGACCAAGGTAAGCTACAACAGTATGTAATGCAACACCAGTGCAATCCTAATTTGGTTGCACTTGCATCTCAAGTTAATTCTATGAGCCAACAATCAGCTCAGCCAGGGCCGCAAACGACAGTTAAAGACCAGGCTATTCAAGCTATGGGTCAGCCAAGTCAGCCAGGAGCACCCACAGGTCAACCCGAACAAACGCCTGATCCAGAAATGGAAATTAGACAAGCTATTGACGAAAGTATTGCCAACAAAGACTTTGAGACTGCAAAAAAACTTATTACGAAATTAAAAGATATTGACAAAATAGAACCGCCAGAACCTATGGTTCCTGGTGGGGGTGCTTTGCCTGGAGATAATCCTAATATGCCTCATGGTGGATCACCTATGGCATTACCAGAAGAACAAGGAATTGGTACTTTGCCAGCTCAAAATCTTCAAGGTATGGGTCATGCAGATGGCGGGATTATTGGTTATGCAGGCGGCGGTACTGGTAGCACTTATAAACCATTAACAGATGAAGATATTTCTGCTGTATTAAATCCAAAAGATACACAAGGAAATAGTTCTCTTATAACTCCTGAACAATTGCAGACAAAACAAGAGGCAATGGTTAAGCCAAAGAATCAACAAGTAGAGTCTGATTATGCGCCATTTGCACAAAGAATTGCTCAAAAACAAGCTAAGCTCGATGCTAGTTCTGGAAACAATTTAGGTACTGCGCTATTAACTGCTGGTCTTGGAATGATGGCGGGCACTTCCCCTTATGCAATGGCTAACATTGGTCAAGGCGGGTTAAAAGGTCTTGAGACTTATACAGCGGCACAAAAAGCCGATCAACAAGCACAAGATGCTTTGGACAATTCCAATCTATCACTTATGCAAGCCAAACGCGCTGAGAAATCTGGCAACTATCGTGATGCCGCTTTACTTATGGATACGGCTCAGAAACAAAACGATGCCAAAGTTGCTCACGGCCTTGCCTCGTTACAACTTAAAAACACATCTCAATATCAGAATGAAGAAGCTATTGCTAAGAGAATCCAACTTGGTAATGAAGCTGAGAAAATTAAATCTGATGCAGATTGGCATAAAATTTATGGTGATTATTTAACTAATAAAAGCGGCCCGCAAAGTGCAGAGCAAAAAGAAGTTGATGCTTTATTTGCAAAACAAACTGCAAAAGCAATTGCAGATAGAGACGCATTAATTAAACAAGGATTCCCGTCTAATGTTTCAAAGATTAATGCTTTAAGCGCTGAAATAAATCAAGTTGCCGATAATCTTTACGGTTCTAGGCCACATTTACAACATCCAGGCTATCAAACAACATACGATCCAAAAGCGGCTCAACCACAAGCTGGTCCTCACTTCTGGAGTGAAGATATTCCTGGTACATTACAGGCTATGCCAATACAAAAAACACCACCAGTAGTTCCAAAACAAGGAATTCCTAATACAAACGGTTTGCCAACTGCTCAACAAGCAGGAGCTCCAGCGATAGATTTTTCTGCTCTTCCTAGATAAGGATAATCATGGATGTAAGAATGCCAGATGGGACGCTTGTCAGAGGCGTTCCTGATGATATTACCCAAACTGAATTATTGAGAAGATACTCATTATTCAAAGCACCTTCTGAAGCTACGCCTGAAGAAAGTAGAAAATATGTTAATAACCAATTAGGATTAGCAGGTTTAGCCAATGCAGGCAGAGGTCCTATCAATCCCAATGAAGAAGACATACAGGGAATCATTGCTCAAAATCAACAACCAGCAGTGCAACAAGTTGCACCGCCTGCACCTCCTGTAGCGCAAGCTCCAATAGTCCCAACCCCAGTGCAACAAGTTGCACCCCCAGAGCCACAACAGGAACAGCCTTGGTATTCTGGTATTGCCAAGTTTGGTCAAGATCAACAAAAGAAACGTGATCAACTTGCCAAATCCGCAGTTCCATTGGCACAAGACGTTGGAGCCGCTATTGCCGCTACTCCTTTGGCATTTGAGGCTGGAGCTCAAGCGTTATCTCAGGGAGCAGATCCTAGTGCTTTGACAGGAGATGCTTGGAAACACGACTTTATTGCTGAACAACGTGCACTGGCCAAAAAGAATGCCGAAAATCCAGAGCTTAAAAACGAATATCTATTAGGTGTTGACAGAGCCAAGATTAGAAATTTGCCACAGAATGCGGCATTTTCTGTATTGTCTATGGGTTCAGGATTGGCAGGTGCGGCAGTTGGATTTGTTACTCCACTTCCATTGGCAACCGAAGCAGGCACGATGGCGGCATCTGGTGCGGCGGCTTACCGCATGGATACCAACGGATTCTTACGAGACATAAGAGAAAAGCTAGACGATGCTTCTATAAAGGCAACAGGCAAACCATTGACCGATGAGCAATGGCTTAAAACAGCTCAGGAATACCAAGGACTTGTCAGAGAGCACGGCGCATGGGAGGCATTGCCAGAGGCGCTAGGAAACGTGTTTGGTAACAAATTGGCTGGGGTTATATTCAAGGAAGCAGGCCAAGGACTTATGGGCGTGCTCAAGTCTTTTGGTGCTGGTGCGTTAGAGCTTGTAAATGAGCTTGGCACAGAAACCATCACACAAATTGGTCAGCACAATACTGAACTGGCCGCTGGAGTCAATGACGATCCTAACGCTAAACCAAGATCATTTACCAATCCTGATGATATTTGGAAGTCTGCTAAAGAAGTAGCGCCAGATGTTCTTTTATTGACTGGTGCAATGAGCGGTGGAGCTCACGTTGCTGGTTCTATTTATAACTCAACAGATTACGCTAAGACTAAAGAACTTGCAAAAGAATTAAACGCAAAAGATTTCTTAGATACAAAAACGCCTGAAGGTTTATTGGCATTACAAAAAGCCGCAGATCAACAGTTTGCACTTGGTCCTGGTACAAGTAACAATGTAATTCCACAAGTTACAACTAGAACGCCTGGTATTAATCCTAATCAACCGCCAGAGCCTCCAGAAGAAGAGCAAGCACCTGAAGTACCTACTGCTACTTCTACTCCTCCTGCCGCGCCTACCACCCGCGCTAAAACTCTTCCTGTTGATGAAGATACGCAGGCTATGTTGGATGAGCTACAAGGAAAGCCAGCAAAACCTAAAACTCCTACTGCTGATATTAACGAAAAGAATCTTAAAGGCCGTTTTGATGGAATTTTTAGCGGCAAAGACTTTTCTTCTGGTGAAGAAGGTGAGGCTTGGTATCATCCAAAAACAAATAAATTAACTACTGAAGGGGTTGATGGAACACCAGTTCAACACTATGCAGGAGATAAAACTGCTACTGGACTGACAAATGTAACTCCAATTAACACGCCAGAAGAGGCAAAAGCGGCAATTGATGCTGGCAAATCTTTTGCTACTGTACAAGAAGGAACTGATCCTTTTAAACCTGTAGAGACAAAACCTGTAAAGACAAAGCCTTCAGGTAAAAAACCAGTTCAGAATAAAGACAATCCAATACAAACCTTTGATGCGGGAAACAATACGGAAGTTAGAGTATTTCCTAATGACAAAGGATATATAGCAAACTTTTACGATAAAGATTCTGGTAATTACATAGGCGGGAAAATATTTCCAACTAATAATTTTGGCGATCAAGCATTGCCAAAAGCATTGGAATTTGCGCAAGTCGAATCTGACAAGTCCAAGAAAATGGCTGGTGAAGCGCCCCCAGAAAATGTTACTACCCGTATTCGAGATCAAATAAAAAATTCTGAAATTGGTCAAAATCAACAAGTTACTCCTGAAGTGCAACAAGTTGCACCTACTGAAGTTCAAGCTAACCCAGCTTCTACAGTTCAACCATCTGCTGACGTTCCCTTAGACGAGAAAGCCAAGGCTAAACAAGACTTGGAAGATGCGTTAGGAGATTTGTCTTTACTCATGGGTAAAGGCGGTCGATTAAACATTGTTCCTGAAGACGAACAAAAGTTAATGCCTATTCTTACAAAGCTGATGGATGCGGCTTTTAGAATGGGTTATATCAAGTTTAAAGAAGCGGCCAAGTTTGTAATGGATATGATCCGCTCCAAGATTGGTAAAGATGTTGCAGACCAAGTGTCATTGGATCACTTGCAGGGCGCTTACATCGGCATGGCTGGAAAGTATCAGGACAAAGGTGCAGATAATAAGAAAGATGTTATCTCTGTTGAGTCTTTGCACGAAATCCACAATGAAGCGCCAACAACTACAGACGTAGATATTAATACTCCGCAAGGACAATTTCACGTTGCCACACAGATTGGCGCATTCTTTCTTGAAGGCGGTAAGTTTGAGAACATTAATCAAGCCAGAGCAAAAATCGAGGAAATCACAGGACAGAAGATACCGCCAGGAACTAATGAGGCTAAATCAGCAGATGAAGCCATCGAGGTCGGCGTTGTTCTTGCGGCTAGACATATCGTAGGACAAGGCGGTAAACCAGATCAAATATACGATCAACTGGTAAACCTATATGGTAGACAGCCTAATTTGTCTGTCAGAAGTTCTGAAAGTGTATTGCATCAGGCTTATTCAACACCAGCGCCCCTAGCTTACATTGCATCGAGGTTAGCAGGCATTAATCCAAACACAAAAGTTTACGAGCCCAGTGCTGGTAACGGTATGCTTTTGATTGGAGCTAATCAAGAAAACATTTATGCAAACGAGTTGCAACCTGGTCGTGCGGCTATTCTTGAGATGGTATTACCCAATGCCAATGTTACTGATTTCAATGCCGCTAAAACAATCCCAGGTGGAGCTGTTGATACAGGAACGATGGATGTTGTTATTGCCAATCCACCGTTTGGCGTAGTCAAAGACAAAGAAGGCAAGCCAATTACGCACAATGCTCATTGGTATGACACTAGAGAAATAGACCATGCCATAGCATTTAGGTCTTTGCGTACCATGAAAGACAATGGTAAAGCCGTGCTTATTGTTGGCGGCGTTATGGGCAAGACCGATGAAGCTCGCGTAGAGGATTATCGAGGTAAAGCTAAGCGAGATTTTTATGCAGAGCTTTATAGAAGATACAACGTAGTAGATCACTTTACAGTTAGTGGAAATCTATATACGAAACAAGGTGCATCGTATCCAGTAGACGTTATTGTCATTGATGGCGTTAGGAATGGAGCGCCTTTGGTTAATGAAAAAGGTGAAATACAAACTGCAAGAGCATTGCCTGCCTTTGACTTGCCAAAGGTATACACAACATACGGTCAGTTAAAGGAGAAATTAGATGAAAACACCTTGGTATCCAGAGGGAATGAGCGCCCCAGTGGAGTTGACAGCGGTATACGCGCTGAAGGAAACGTTAACGAACAAGGAGTGGCTGGAGGCGTTAGCGGACAGGGTGTCCAACCTAGCACAACAGGAGGAGAAACCCCTGGAGGCGGCGAACAGGGCGTGTCAGAAAATGGACCTTCCACAGGTGGACAACCCGAATCAACTGGGGCAGTCGCTGGTAACGCACAACCTAAACCTGGTAACGCACCTGAACCTGGCGCAGGAGGAGAAGCAGTTCCCAGCAAAGGTGAAGTCAAACCTACAGGCGGCAAAGGCACTGAGGGAAACAAGCCTGGAGGATTGGGTGGAGTCAGCGTTGTCTCTGGTGAACGCATCGGATCTGGCCTAAAAGACCGAGCTGGACAAGAAACAGAAACAGAAAACCAAGTTGGTTACGCACCGCACTCTAATGCCTCATCTGTAGGCACATTGGTTCCTAAAGCGATGGCACAGGCTATTGAGAACTCATTAGCTAGTTTAGAACAGCAATACGGAAACATTGATGATTTTGTATCTGAAAACCTTGAAATGGATCCAGAGACGCTTAGAGAGTTATTCTCTGCTGAACAAATAGATGCAATTGCTTTGGCTATCAAGAATGCCGAAGAGGGTAAAGGGTTCATTATTGGAGATCAAACGGGTGTTGGTAAAGGCCGTGTTGTTGCGGCAATGATTAAGTACGCTTTGATCAAAGACAAAATACCAATCTTTGTAACTGAGAAACCTAATCTTTATTCAGACATGATTAGAGATTTGGACGATATTGGTATGACAGATAAATTGGGATTAGACACAGCTAAGCCCAAAATTCTTATTACAAATGCCAGTGAAAAGATTCCTTATACATTACTCAGAAATGTAAAAGGTGAAATTACTGAAAACAATTTAACTTTAAAAGCGCCCAAGTCTGGTCCTGCATTAGATGGTCTTTTGAAGGATATGCAAAGGGATGAAAGTCTTGGCGATTACAAAGTAATTTTTACAACATATAGTCAATTACAAACCGTCAAGGGCAAAGAAACTGAGCGTCAGCGTTTTATAAAAAACTTTGGTGCTGGTAATTACATGATCTTTGATGAGAGTCACAACGCTGGTGGGGCTGGTGAAACTCAAGCAAGATCAAAAGAACAAAGAGAAAGAGCTAAAGAAGGCAAGAGCTTGGTGGAGGGAAGAGCCGCTTTTGTCCGCAACTTGGTGCAAGGTGCTTACGGTACATTCTTCTCATCTGCAACATATGCAAAGCGTCCAGATGTTATGGATTTGTATTCCAGCACTGATATGAGTCTTGCTGTAGATAAGTTGGCAGACCTGGCAGACGCAATTAAAAACGGTGGTATTCCTATGCAACAGACCGTTGCTAAGATGCTGACCGAAGTTGGTCAATACATTAGACGTGAGCGTACATTTGCAGGCGTTTCTTACGATACAAAAGAAACCAAAGTAGATAAACAAACGGCTGAAAACATGGCATCGTCCATGAGCCAGGTGCTTGCATTCTCAAGAGCCAAAGAAAGTGCGGTTAAAGATTTACAGAAATCCCTTGATAAACAAGGCGGTAGAGCAAGCATCGAGGGCGAGAAAACCCAAGTACAGAGCGCAAACTTTGGCGCAATCATGCACAACTTGATTGACCAAATGCTTTTATCGCTAAAGGCAAAGGATTCAGTCAACCATGCAATTGAGCGCTTAAAGGCTGGCGAGAAAGTGGTGATGACCGTATCTAATACGATGGGTTCATTCCTGCAAACTTATGCAGACGATATGGGTCTAAACGTAGGGGATGACGTTGACCTATCATTTAAGGACTTGTACTTGCGCTACCTTGAAAAACAGCGCATGGTTACGATCAAAACTCCAGACGGCAAGAAAAAGCAATATCGTTTAACCGATAACGATCTTGGCGCTGGACTTACAAAGCAATTTGAAGACATTAAAAAGTTTATTGAAGGAGCTGGATTTGGTTCTGCACCAATATCTCCTATTGATTATTTACATAATGAACTTAAAAAAGCAGGATTTAAAACTGAAGAAATTACAGGCCGTACTGTTACTTTAGACTATGCCAATGGCAAGCCTAAGTTAGCAAGCAGAACTGCAAATATCAAGCAACGTGTTAATGCAGTTAAAGCATTTAACAATGGAACGGCTGACGTTATTATTCTTAACCAAGCTGGTTCAACAGGATTGTCTTTACACGCTTCTAGCAAGTTTAAAGACCAGCGCAAGCGCCATATGATCATTGTTCAGGCTGAAAAAAATATTGATACGCATATGCAAATGTTGGGGCGCGTACACCGTACAGGTCAAATCATGCCTCCAGCATACTCCCAGATGATGGCTGATATTCCTGCTGAGATGCGTCCAGCGGCTGTGTTACTTAAGAAAATGGCATCACTCAATGCCAATACAACTGCATCTCGCAAGTCTGCCGTATCTGCGGAAGGTGCTGTAGACTTTATCAATGATTACGGAGGTCAAGTTGCACAAGAGTATTTAAGGGATAACCCTGATATACACGAAGCAATTGGCGGTAAGAAGATCGTTGATTTGACAGAAGACCCAACAGAAGGGACAGAAGATGATATTCGTAGGCTCACAGGATATATACCAATATTGCCAATCAAGCAACAAGAAGAAGTCTACAAAGACATTATCGAGCGATACAACGACTTGTTGCAACGAGAAGAAAGTATGGGTACTAATAAGCTCGAAGCCAAAGCACATGACCTGGATGCCAAGACACTTTCATCTAAGCCTATTACCGAAGACAAAGGATCAAGTTCTGCCTTTGCTCAACCAGCAAACATGGAAAAGGTTGATGTTAAACGCACAATAAAACCTTACTCTAAAGCAGAGGTGCAAGAACAGATTGATGAGAACTTGGGTGGCAAGGAGCCAGAAGAGAAAGCCAAGGAAATGTTTGCCAGTTTAACTCCTAGAGCTAGTGAGTTTGGTAGGCAAAGATTGGCAGAGCTTGCAGAAAGCGGCGCTGATCCTACGAAGATTGAAGAAGTCAAAGGACAGATGAATCTTCAATACGGGAACATTAGAAGTATTTTGACTACTTATCCTATTGGCACGCCATTAATTCTTAAAAGTAAGAACGGTACGCTTATTTCTGGCGTTGTAACTAACGTAGAAAACAAGGGTAAGACTAAGAATCCATTGGCTGGTTCTGATTGGAAGATGCAAGTTGCGCTTGCTAACGGCGATGCAAAGAGCATTTCAATCAACTTCTCCCAGGTCAACAGCGTGTATGAGCTCAGGCAAGAGTCTGAAGTGCCGTGGCATAACCCTGAGACAGACAAGTACGAACATATCCCTATGATGGATTTGTTTGACAAGAGCGCAACTGTTAGGCGTGAGAAACGTTGGATGGTAACTGGCAACTTGTTGGCGGGCTTTGCGGCTGTCAACAACATGGGTCAGATCATGTCCTACACCAAGGACGATGGCACAACAGGCCAGGGTATATTAATGCCCCGCACGTTTGACTTTGAGAAAGAAGAGAAGAGAGCCCCAGTTAAGCTTAACACTTTGCAGAAGGTGCAAGTATTTTTTGATGAATTTCAAAACGGAATTGTTCAAACCGAAGATGGCTCATTAAAAATATCTAAGCGTGGTGAAAGATACCAATTTATTACTTCAAAATCAAAGAGAGAAGGTGGCCAATATTATTTAGATTTAGGACTGACAAATTTTATTACTTCAAAATCAAAGAGAGAAGGTGGCCAATATTATTTAGATTTAGGACTGACAAATTTTACTGGCACTTTCCATTCGTCTGGTCAACAAATGAATGCAGTCATCTATGACCAAGAAAAAGGAAGAGATGCAATTAAATATATTTTGCACGATATGCAACTGGGATTGGTTGCGGGCAATTACAAAGATGAAGCTAGAGCACTCTTTGCACCCAAGGAAGAGTTCAAGCCGCCTTTGAGTAACTTGAGTCCTATCAACAACTTTATAGGTGACAGAGAGCAAAACATCAAAGAGTTGCAGGCCGCTAAACTTAAGAAAGCCGCACTCTTTAAAAAGTTTGCTGAAGGAAAGGCTGGGTTAGTAGAGCAAGAATCAGCTAATTTGATTAATGCCTGGGTGCGTGCATTACAAGAAACAATCTCGGCTACCAAGCCAGAGAAGAAAAGCGCTAAAGATTTCTTTGTAAAAGCAACCAAAGACTGGGGCGAAGGAAAGATCAGCGATTCTGTTTACTCAACCATAAAAACTTTGTATGAAAAGTATCCTTTTGTTCTTGAAGGACTGTCATTGTCTATCAATAAGGGCAAGGAAGACAAATCAGCGGCGGGTGAGTTTGAGCCTATTCAACGAGTCATAAACTTATTTAAGGGCACTCATGGCGTTACCGATTCAGTAACTATCCGTCACGAACTTACGCACTCATTAGAACAAATGATGGATAAGGATGCGTCTAAGTCTTTGGTTAAAGAATGGGGTATACAAGTCAAAGCCAAGATGAAATCTGACAAGACCAAAGAAGGAAAAGCATTCTTTAAGGCTTTAACAGATTTCTATGCTGATCCATCTTTAGAACAATACAACGCATTAATTGCGGCTTTGCCTGACCAATCCTATTACCAGTATGTTAACCCGTCCGAATATTGGGCTGTTAATGCTGAGCAACTATTGGCTAAAAAGCTAGGTAGTGGCTGGGATAGATTCAAGTTAGCAATTAGAAAGTTATATGAAGGGCTTAAATCTCTCGTTGGCGCAACCAATCAATATGCTTTGCATAAAGTGTTTGATGACATTATGAGTGCAAAAGGCACTCGTATGACGAATAGTGCTTTACGGGATTATGTTGACGCTAGTACGATGGCGCTTCAGAACAAAAACTTCAGGAACTTTAAAGGAGCTCCAGCGCCCAAAGCAACATGGGATGTATCTGAGCCGTTTAAAGAAGGTGATTGGGAGCACAGACTTGTAGATAAACATCTTGATACCAAACAAATAGTTAAAGATATTAATAACCAAGTTGGACAAATACAAGATGCTTGGGACCCATATCTTAAGTTAACTACGATGCCAGGTCGTAAGGCTGATCAGGTTAACAAGTTCTTAAAAGAAGAGGGCAAACCTTTAATTAAGAAAATGCACGACTTGGGCGTGACTGTTGAAGAGTTTGAAGAGTACTTGCACAACCGTCATGCAGAAGAGTACAACAATCTGATTGCATCTCGCAATGCCGCTTTGCCTGATGGTGGTTCTGGTATTGACACCAAAGATGCGCATGATTACTTAAATAATTTGCCTGCTGATAAGAAGAAAAAGTATCAGGACTTGGCTAAAGATATAGACAACATCGTTAAAGAAACGCAAGACCTATTGGTAGCAAGCGGTACTGAAAAGGCTGAGACTATCCAGGGCTGGCGCGATAAGATGCCCTACTATGTCCCACTCAACAGGGATGAGGAGGAGCTAGACTTTGCTGGAAATTCTGTAAAAGGATTTGGCAAGGGCATTAGTACTGGCGGGGCATTTACCAGGGCGGGTACAGGATCAACCAAGACTGTTGTTGATATTTTGAATAATATCTTCCTCCAGCGTGAGCGTGCAATCAACAGGGCTGAGAATGCTCGCGTTGGTAAGGCGCTTATTGGTTTGGCACTACAAGCACCCAATACGGATTTCTGGTTGCCTATTAATCCAAGAGCCATCCGCAATAAGAAAAAGCTGTATCAGAACCTGATTGATATGGGTTTAACGCAACAAGATGCAGATAACTTTATCAAAGAGCCTACTGTAGCCAGCATAGACAAGCTGACAGGCCAGGTTCAATATAGAGTCAATCCAGTACTCAGAGGGTCTAAGAACGTTATTACAGTACGCGTAAACGGCGAAGACTGGTATGTGTTCTTTAACCCTGGTAATGAGCGTGCTATGCGTATGGCAGAAGCGCTTAAGAACATGGATAGCAGTTCGGTGGCTGAAGTGCTTAGCAGGGTTGCAGAGGTAACTCGCACAATGGCGGCAATGAATACGCAGTACAACCCGCTGTTTGGTCCTTGGAACTTATTGCGTGATTACACAGAAGCCAGTATTACGCTTGGTTCAACTCCAATTGCAGGCAAAAACGAAGAGCTTAGAAAAGGCGTTTTACCTGCAATGCGTGCCATTTACAGAATAGGCAGAGAAAAAGGAGCCACAACTCCTGAAATGCAAGCATGGATGGATTTATTTGATAAATACAAAGAGGCTGGTGGTCTGACAGGATTCCGTCAACAGTTCAGCGGATCAAATAAGAGAGAAGCTATTGTTGATCGAGAGCTTGCAGTATTAGATAAAAGCAATGTACGCAAAGTAACTAGCAGTGTTATGGACTGGCTATCAGACTATAACGAAGCGCTTGAAAACGCTGTACGTTTGTCGGCATTCAAAGTTGCTTTAGATCAAGGCATTAGCGAGGAAAGAGCCGCCGAGATTGGTAAAGAAATAACTGTTAACTTTGATCGTAAGGGTCAATGGTCTGCAAACTTTGCGGCGTTGTTTGCGTTCTTTAACGGTAGCGTACAAGGCACTGCAAAGATGGCCAGGGTCATGATCGAAAAAGAAAATGGCAAAACAAAACTCACCAAGTTGGGAGCAAAGATTGTTGCTGGCGGTGTGTTCTTGGGTGTTATGCAAGCTATTGTTTTGAAGATGGCTGGGTTTGATGAAGATGAGCCGCCAGAGTATTTGAAGAACAAGAGCCTTATTATTCCAATTGGTGGTGGTAAATATTTAAATCCCCCACTGCCACTAGGTTACAGTGTGTTCCCAAGTGTTGGGCGCATCATTGCTGAATATATGTTGTCGGGCGGTAAAGACCCTGCTAAGCATATTATTAGTATTATGAGTACTATTACAGATGCGTTTAATCCATTGGGTGGTGGTGGCTTTATCCAAAACTTTAGTCCAACCGTGGTAGACCCATTGTTTGGCTTATACGAAAACAAAGATGCGTTTGGAAGGCCAATATCTAAGCCTATGAATGAAATGAAGCCTACACCTGGGTATGAGCGTAATCGTGAATCGGCCAGCGCATTCAGTAAAGGTCTTTCATATGCGTTGAACTATATCAGCGGTGGCGGTAAATACGGCATCGGTATGGTTAGCCCAACAGCGGATCAGCTTGATTATTTAATGGGTCAATACGCAGGCGGTGTTGGACGTGAGGTGATGAAGACCGTGGACTTGGCATCTATACCATTTAAAGATGAGCCAGTCCCGTCTTACAGGATTCCTATTGTTGGAAAACTTTACGGTGAATCAAAATCAGATGCGGCAGTACAAGATAAGTTCTATAAGAATATTATCCAAATGTCCAAGTATGAGGATGTAATCAACCGTATGCAAACACATAACGCCGATCCTGAAATCTTCTTTACTAAGAATCCTAAAGCCAGATTCTATGAAGAGGCTAACAAGTATGAGAATGAAGTTAAGAAACTTGCTATTGAAAGAAAACAGTTGATTATGAACAAGGCAAGCAAGGAAGAGCTAAAAGCCAATCAAATGCAAAAGATTGAATTGATGAAAGAATTTAACCAACAAGTTAGGTAACGACAATAATTTCTCTTTGGAAGAATTCGCCGATAGTTTTGCGGTGGGCTTCTTCCCAAAGTTCTTTCCTCATTTCCTTTGTAAGATTAGCCCCTTGGTCTATTGCGCTATGACAAGTAAAGCATAAAGCCGCAACACGGAAATCGTGAGCTTTCAGTCCGCGTCCTTTGCCATCTCGAAGTTGATTGGAATGCGCCGCTACTACAGTGCCGTCCTCTCGCCCACATTGTTGGCAGGGTAGCTGACGGCAAGCTTCCAGTAGTTTCTTATTCCTGTACATTCTTCTTCCTTTTCTTAAGTGCAACTATGCCTTGTTCTGGTGGATCTAATTCATTGAGCAGGGCATCGGCAAGCCTGACGCACCTTTGTGCAACAAGTTGCACTTCCTTGTTAGAGAATTCTTCATTGTCGCTGGCTGAATAGTAGGCCAGTCTGCTAAGGGCAAACATGGCCGCTAGTGCTCTAAAGTTTTCGCGATCTTCCATTAATGCCCCTTATCTTTAACCATTGCCAAAGTGTCCTGGTAGACGTTTTGGATGAGCTTTATGGCATCTTCTTCGGGCACGCCCATATGGATGCCAGTCGTAGCAAATAACCCAGCAAAGGCCAGGAAAGCCTCTATTGGGTCATTCTCTAATATTTCCTCCAAAGACCGTGCAACAAAGTGTCCAATTTGTTGTGCTTTCATAAGTCTAACTCCGCTATTTGTCGCATGATGAGCTCGTTGAGCTTGCAACCTTTGATGGATATATCTTGTAGGTCTTTGGACTTTTTAACGACTTTGACGGCATCTCTGATACCTTTGGAGTAGCCAGATTTGTATTCGTCTTTGCCGTCAATAATCATGCAGATGGCATCTCGCACCATGCTGGAAGCTAGTCTTTGTTTGGCTAGTTCCTTGATCTTGTCGTAGTACTCTTCGGGAAGATACACGCTGTACGGTATCATTTTTTCACTCATTCTTTCCTCCAATGCTCAAAGCTTTCGCGTAAGCGGTTAAACAAGTTGCGGGCGCTTTCGTTGGTCTTGAGTTCTTTCCTAGACTCAATATCGAGATAAGAGCAAAGCCACTCTGTACAAGCGGCCTCGTTTTGCTCAAATAGCCATTCCTTGCGGTGTAGCCATGACCAAAATTCTTTATCTCGGCATAGCATTCCTGCTATCTTTACCGCCATGTCTCCTGGGAATGCGTCTTCTCTTTCCATCGGTTGCTCGTTGTCCCCCAGTCGGACCATGACAACCACATAGCGAGAACCAATAAAGTCTCGCATAAGGTCATCACTGATCTCGTCTGGGTGAATGGCTAGAGTGAGAATGTATCCTTCTTTCGATTGTTTTAAGGCGGTTTTAATTGCCTCGAACTGGATTGGTTCGCTCAAGTTTCTTCTCCAAATATTTGATAATGATCTCTTGTTCTTCGTTTTCTTTTGCCAAAAGCAATAGAACCTCTCTCAGGTTCTCAAGAGTCTGTTCAGTTGTCCCAGGGGTCTGGGACTGGGGTTTGCTGTTTTTTCTCATAAGTATTTACCTTTAATGAAACCATGTGATTGCCTTCCTTGTCCTTTTTCTTCCAACCGTCAAGTTTGATTTTGACTTCTACATCCTCGCAGTTGTTAAGCATATGGAGCAAAAGTTCCTTGTCGATCTCGATGTAGCCGTTGAAGTGCGGTGACTTCTCGTTGAACATCTTCTTAGCGGTGAACAATACGCCAGTGTTTGGATAATCTACGCTCATTTGAATGATTCCTTCCTAATCTTAAATATGTCTAACAATTTGGCAAACTCTGTTGGGTACTCGGTCTTTAAACGCTCGTAGGACTCTTTATTGACACGGTAGATGTTTTGTACGTCCTCTGCGCTAGAAGTCGTTCCAATCAAGAATCTGGTGGCTTCCATCACAGATTTATCCCAAGATACACCTTCCTTTTCCACAACCCTGATCTGCCACTCCATCATTGGATCTTCTGATACGGTCATCTTCACGCCAGGAATGTCGGTATCTACACGCATAGTCGGCTTTGGATTCTCAACCTTGTAGGGCTTCTTTTCGACTTTGGGTGCAACTTGTTGCACTTCGCGAGGTACTTCGGCGGGTGGCAGGGCATCAACCTGGTCATTTTCGGTCAACTCTAGCGCCATCAACCAAAGGTATCTGCGAAGATAAGTATGGGTACTGCCTAGGTCTTGGATGGGTTGTCCTTTAGGGTTGTGAGCCATGACTGTTGGCGTAAAGAATGTAATCTGCTCTCCAGACTCAACATCATGGATGCGTAGCGTAGCAGACGAATCGTCTAGGCTAAATACTCCGCATAGTCCTGCAATCCTGAATACATCATGGGCGGTAGGCAAAAAGTCACCCAATTCAAAATATTCGTAACCAGCAAACTTATTCTTTCCTGATTTCTTAAGTGGCATAGTGGCCATTACAGCCCTGGCTTCCTGTAGTTTCTTAAATACTGTCATTTTCTTTCTCCATTTTTAGGCTTGACATAAGTTCCTTGTTTTGCTGAATCCCAAAATAAAACCCCCTTTATCATCCGTTTGGCAACTTCCTTGCTAAGCTTTCGGCGGTTTCTGTACTGCTCTTGGTTCTCGAACGAATAACGTTCGGGTGTGTGTACCATCTCCATTATTTCTTCTCCAATAACTCTGTTAGTTTTACAATTTTTGACTCTAAGAATCCAATGATTCCTCGTTGCTCATATAAAAGCTCCATGTTTGCTTTCCCTTTTTCAATTGCCTTGTTGTATTCAATTTTTAAATTGCTGTAATCAACTAAAAGCTTGTTATACCCAGTAGCTAATTCTTCTTTTTCAGCACGCATTTCACGGTACGCCTTTGGATAATCAATTTTTACTCTTCCCATAATTACTCCTTGTTTTCTAAGTATTTCTGATATTGGTCGCAAAACTTATTGACTGAGCAATAATTCTCGCAACGTGTCCTTTCTCCTGGGCGAACTACTACACTCGCCGCTCCTTTCACAGTCTTCAAAGCCTCCTGAGCTTCGGCCTCTGTATCGTGCACGCTTGTGGCGCGTTTGTTTCCTTCCTTCATGACGGCATATGTGGTTGGCTTTTCCCACATCTGGTCAGATGTACATTCGGGCAAGCTATCGCCCATCTCTGCATCCATTTGCGCATTGGAATGGCTTTTGATGCAGTCAACTACAAAACTCTCACGTTGGTCATAAGGCCACAGATTAATCGGTAAAACGGTGATAGGAGCCTGCGGATAGCCTGGCTTAGTCTCAGCATCCCTTCTACTCCAATCACGCAACAGAGCCACGATTTCGAGCCGTTTAACAGGGATATTTTTAACTCGTTCAACCAACCAGGCATAGATGTTCAACTGGTATTCCCAGTCAATCTTCTCATTCATCACCGCCCAGACTCCAGTATTTTTGTAGTCCTGGATCGTGATAGAGCCATCTTCGTTAACAATTTGCAGGTCGATTGCACCTGATACAGTCCATCCCTCTATCTTTGTAAAGAGACGTTCTTCGTTGATATGGTTTTCCGCTTTACCGTGTTCTAGGATGCCGTGGACGGCTGTACCAAGAATAGACCAGTAATTGTCAGATACATCCACTTCGATTTCGTCAAAGTGTTTTTTGCGTAACTGGACAATACGCGGACTGTTGAGCATCTCAGTTGCAGATAAATCAGCTTTCCCCTTAGAGTACTGGGGGCGCTTCATCACGTTTACAAAGACTTCGGGAATGTTAAATTTATTTGTTATGATCATGTAGTTCTCCTGTGTTGGCAACACATTATAACCACATTAATTCATGTCTTGCAAGGATATTTATGGCAACATCACCAACTCAGTTAAGTCTCAAACATATGAGGAACAGGGGCTACTATGCTGAAGTGGTTGAACGTTACAACTTTTTTACTAAACGCAAGAATGATTTTGCTGGATTTATTGACATACTGTGTTTAAAAGATGGTGTGTTGGGTGTGCAAACTACTTCGAATAACAATGTTAGCGCCCGTGTAAATAAGATAAAAGAGCACGAAAACTATCCTATTGTTGTTGCATCGGGGATAAAAATAGAGGTGCACGGATGGCACAAGGTGAAAAACCGTTGGCAAGTGCGTATAGTTGAGTTATGATTACGGCTGTATTTCTGTAGTTGCTTACTCCTTTTATCCCGATCTGGTGTCGGGATTTTTTTTGCCTGTATACTTTAGCCGTGGGGTTGTAATACGGGTTAGCGCCGTATCACTTCAAA